AGAAGCTGATCGTACACTAAGAACAACTAATTATTTTTGTACGTTAGATAAAGACTTATCAATCGAACAATACACGGTTATCGATACTAGTAATTTTGACATTCCTCCAGTTTGGGAATTTATTGGACTAGAAGATGCCAGAATTGTAAAATGGGACGATAAATACTTTATTTGCGGGGTTAGAAGAGATACTAAACCTAACGGAGAAGGTAGAATGGAACTTTCCGAGATTAAAATTTTAAAAGATAAAGTTAAAGAAGTAAATAGATATAGAATTCAACCTCCAAACGATCCTAATTCATACTGCGAAAAAAACTGGATGCCAATTAACGATATGCCCTTCCATTTTGTTAAGTGGGCTAATCCAACCGAGATTGTAAAAGTAGATTTAAAAACAGAATCAAGTGAAACTATTGCTTTAGTTCCTCAAAGTCTTAAAACCGAGCAGGAAATGCGAGGAGGATCTAATGTAATTAATTGGGGAGAATATAGGTTAGGAATTACCCATGAATGTACCTTCTGGTATAATGAAGGAAATAATAAAGATTCAATCTACGTTCATAGACTACTACTTTGGGATAAAGATTGGAACCTAGTTAAATATTCAGACACAGTAAACTTCATGACAGCCCAGATTGAGTTTGTATGTGGTGCAGCTGAAATAAACGGAGATTTAGTTATTACATACGGATATCAAGACAATGCAGCTTTTGCTTTAACAGTACCTAAAAACCTCGTGGAGGAGTTATTAAACAATGAACAATAAAATTCAAGAATACATTTTTGACCCGTATAATGCAGAGAAAAACTTCGAGGTAGGTTGTGCTTATGATATACAAGGTCACGTAGCATCCTCAGTTTCTTTTTATTTAAGAGCAGCTGAATTATCAGAAGATAATAACTTAACTTACGAAGCATTAATTAAAGTAGCTTTAGGATTTAAAAAACAGGGAGATAGGTTATTCTCAATTAAGAGTTTACTTTATCATGCAATTAATGTTTGTCCTACTCGTCCGGAAGCATTTTGGTTATTAAGTCAAATCTATGAAATGAATAATGAATGGCATGAAGCCCATAATGCAATCTGTCAAGCAGAATACTATGCTGACAACGCTATACCGACCCGTACTTATATTGGATATGAAGGTAAATACGTAATACTTTTTCAAAAAGCTGTTACAATTTGGTACATTGGAGGTAGGGATGATGCTAGAAGAATGTTTGGTGAATTATTAAAAAACTACACAATGTCTCCTCAATACATTAACGATACCTATAAAAATCTTAGATTGACTAAAGGTGAAATGTATTTTAAAGTTCCTTATACTTCTGATTTAAAAAATAAGCTAAGGTATAAATTTAAAGGAGTAGAAAAAATTAAACAAAATTACTCTCAAGTATACCAGGACATGTTTGTATTAACTATGTTAGATGGTAAAACAAAAGGAACTTATTTAGAAATAGGAACAGCAGATCCTATTTACAACAACAATACCTATCTTTTAGAGAAAGAATTCGGGTGGAGTGGAATATCAGTTGAAATTAATCCCGATGAAGTACAGAAGTTCTTAGAAACAGATAGAAACGGCCCTATCTTAATGTTAAATGCTTTAGATGTTAATTATAATAAGGAACTAAAAGAATTAACCTCAGGAAGTGTTATTGATTATTTACAAGTTGATTGTGAACCAGCTGAAATAAGCTATCAAATACTAACTAAAATTCCATTTGACGAATATAAGTTTGCTGTTATCACCTTTGAACATGATTACTATGCTGACGAAACTAAAGTAGTTAAGGAAAAATCTAGAGAATTTTTAAAAACTAAAGGGTATATTAAAGTAGTGGGCGATATTGCTCCTGATAAAAACAGCACATTTGAGGATTGGTGGGTACATCCTGAATTAATAGATCCTAAGATATTAAAACGGATGCTAAACACCTCTAACTTAACTAAAAATGCATCTGAATATATGCTTTCAGGAGGTAATATGTTAGAAAAGTGGAAGACAACAGATTACCCGACTTTAGAATTTACAACATCAATTCCTAAAAAAGGATGTGTAATCGATTGTGCTTTCTGTCCTCAAATGACTTTATTGGATGTTTACGACTCTGATAAAACAATGTCTTTGGAAAATTTTAAGAAAATAATTAACAAACTACCTAAAGAAGTAAGAATTACATTTTCAGGATTCACCGAACCGTGGTTAAACAAAAAGTGTACAGATATGTTACTGTATGCTTATGAACAAGGACATCCAGTGAGTGCTTTTACTACAGGAGTAGGTATGACATTAGAGGATGTAGAACGAATTAAAAACATTCCTTTTAATAAAGGACCCAACGGTGGGTTTTGCCTACACCTCCCAGACCAAGAAATGATCGCTAAACATCCTATCACTCCAAGGTATCTTGAAGTAGTTAAACGCTTTAAAGAATTAGAAAATCATATTCAAGGATTTTATGTTATGAGTATGAGTGAGGTTCACGATGATGTAAAACCTTATTTTCCAAATGCTCATATTCCTGAGTTTTGGTCAAGAGCAGGAAATCTATTAGGTGAAGCTATTATTAAACCTGAATTAGAAAAATTAAAAGACAGGTTTAACCATATGGATTACGGAAATCAAACAATGACTTGTGGTTGTGATGAAAAATTATACCATAATGTTGTTTTACCTAACGGGGATGTTTCTCTATGCTGTATGGATTATGGATTAAAACATATTCTTGGAAATCTATACACTGAAGAATATAATGATATTTTACCTGAACCTTTTAGTTGTTTTACTTTATGTAGTTCATGTGAAAATGGGATTATTAGCTAAAAAAATAGTATATTTATATAAAATAACGTTATGGAATCAATAAAATTAACAGTAGAAGAAGTTGAACAACTTCAATCAATCCAGCAAAAGTACAATGCTGTAGTTACAGAACTAGGAAACATCGAGTTTGCTAAAATTAATTTAGAGTCTCGCAAAGAGGAAGTACTTACTTACTTAAGCGAATTGAAAAGCGAAGAGCAAGCTCTTGGCAAAGAATTGAGTGAAAAGTACGGTGTAGGATCAATTAACCTTGAAAAAGGTGAGTTTACTCCTGGAGAAGAAGCTTAATCCTTATTGAATTTAAATTAAAGGGCCCTTATTAAGGGCCTTTTTATTTTTTAGATATTTATAACAAATGGCAAATGTATTAAAACAGATATTTACTTCTGGCAGTGACCAGATAGATCAAACCTATACTATTGAAGCTTGGCACGTATCACAATCTGTTGATGCTTTTACTGCTGCTAAAGAATATAACATTAGTATTTCAGGCTCTTTAGCTATTACTGGAAGTTTATTCGCTACAGCATCACATGCTTACTCAGGAAGTAAAGTTTATATTGCCTCAAATAACTCAACTAATACCGACTTTACTTTAGTATTTAAAAACAGTACAGGTGCTTTAGGAAGCCATTATGAATTAGCCGCTGATGGAGCAAATGGCCCTTACTATAATCCATCCTCTAATATTTTAACAGTCCCTATTGTTTCAGGTAGTTCTATTCAAGCTACTTCTCTTACAGGTTCTTTATCCGGTAGTGTTATAGGAAACGTTACTGGAACTGCTACCTCAGCATCTTATGCCGCTACATCAAGCATTGCAACTACTGCTACCTCAACCGAACAATTATCCGGGCACTATATTCCAAGCGGTTCATTAGTATCAGTTGTAGGATTGTTAAAAATGTTTGCCGGAGCAGGTAAGACAGGAGCAACTCCTCCATACACTAGTGTGGTTACTGTAACTCCTCTTGATTTAACAGGTAAAACCTTAAACCAAAACTTATTTTTTGGTGTTGCACCTTCTCAATCAAGCGCTACCGTAAGTGTAACATTAACTAGTCCTTCGAGTATTACTTTTGTGAGTAATGTAGCGAATACTGATTTTACCTTTATCGGTACTTATATTTAAATAATTTTAAGGTTTTTTACAGGGTTCTATAATATTTATAATAAAATAACATGGCAGAGCAAATTATATCCCCAGGCGTTTTTACCAATGAGAATGATCAGTCTCAGGTAACTTCGCAACCTCCTGTAGTTGGAGCCGCAATTATCGGTCCTACCGCAAAGGGTCCTGTAGAAATTCCCACATTAGTAACAAGTTACTCACAGTTTAAACAAATTTTTGGTGGTGCTGTTACAAGTGGTAGTGATACTTATAACTTCTTTACTGGTATAACCGCCTATAACTATTTTAATAACGGTGGAACTAGCTTATTAGTTGCCCGTGTAGTATCAGGTTCAGGTGCTCAAGCCTATACCTCTGCTACCTCAACTCCTATTTCCGCTTCTACTCAAGCCGCCTCACAACCTGCATTCGTATTAGAAACCTTATCTAAAGGTATTATTATGAATAGCAGTTCAAGCGAAGGCAGTGCAGGACAATTAGCAAGTGGTTCTTTAGACAATATTCGTTGGCAAATTTCTCAGCGCGATACAGCTTCTGGAACTTTTACTTTATTAATTCGTCAAGGTAACGATACTACTAATACTCCTTCTGTGTTAGAAACTTGGAGTGGTTTATCATTAGATCCTAAAGCATCTAATTTTATTGGATCTGTAATTGGTGATTATAATTACTATTATAATTCTTCAAATAATCAAGTTGAAGTATCTGGTTCTTATCCTAATAAATCAGCATATGTGCGTGTTAAATCAGTTAATTTAACTACTCCTGATTATTTTGATAATAATGGTGTTGCAAAATCACAATACACTTCTTCTCTTCCATTAGTAGCTAGTGGATCATTTACAAGCGCTACCGGTGATATTAAAGCAGGTGCTTTATTTTATAATTCTATTGGATCTGGAAATACTCAAGGCTTAGTATCTGATAACTATACTAATATGATTAATTTGTTAAGCAATAAAGATGACTACAAATACAACGTATTAGTTACTCCTGGTTTATATAAAGCAGATTATGGTACTCCTATTTCAAATATTATAATAAATACTCAAAATCGCGGAGATGCAATTTATGTAGCGGATATGGTAGCTTATGGTTCAACCGTAGCAACCGCTGTTACTAATGCTGCCACTATCGATAACTCATATGCTACTACTTACTGGCCTTGGTTGCAAATTTCTGATCCTGAAACTGGTAAAAACGTTTGGGTTCCTGCTTCAACTATGATGCCCGGTGTTTATGCATTTAACGATAGCGTTGCTGCTGAATGGTTTGCTCCCGCTGGATTTAATCGTGGTGGTTTAGGAAATGTATTGCGTGTTGAGCAAAAATTATCTCAATCAAGCCGTGATAGCTTATATCTAGGTAAAGTTAATCCAATCGCTACTTTCCCAGGCCAAGGCATTGTAGTATTTGGTCAGAAAACATTACAGACTAAAGCAAGCGCTTTGGATCGTGTAAACGTTCGCCGTTTGTTGATTGCTTTAAAAAACTATATTGGTGGTGTAAGTAATAACTTAGTATTTGAACAAAATAGTATTGCAACTCGTAACAGTTTCTTGTCTCAAGTTAATCCATACTTAGCATCAGTACAACAACGTCAAGGTTTATATGCCTATAAGGTAGTAATGGATGAATCAAACAACACAGCTGATGTGATTGATCGCAACCAACTAGTAGGTGCTATTTACATTCAACCAACTAAAACTGCTGAATTCGTAGTGTTGAACTTTAATATTCTTCCTACTGGAGCCTCTTTTGAATAATAATATTTATAATAAAATAAGAACATGGCAATTTTAAGCTCTAACGAAATATTTTTCACCGCCTTTGAACCTAAGGTAAAGAACCGTTTTATCATGTACGTAGATGGTTTTCCATCATATATGATTAAAGGAATTAATGGATTAGGATTTGATCAAGGTGAAATCAAATTAAACCACATCAACGTTTACCGTAAAATCAAAGGTAAAATGTTGTGGAATGATGTAACCTTGACATTATTCGACCCTATTACTCCTTCAGGTGCTCAAGCAACTATGGAATGGGTTCGTTTACACCATGAATCAGTAACTGGCCGTGATGGTTATGCTGATTTTTATAAGAAAGATATTGTGTTGGATGTTTTAGGTCCAGTAGGTGATATTGTTTCTGAATGGGTGTTGATGGGTG